TAAAAAGAATAAATTTGAATTAGGTGGAGAAAACAAAATGGGCGGTCATTTGTCAAAAGGAAAATCATTAAAGCAAATTGCTGAAATGCACAATGTTTCTTTGGCTGACATTAACAAAGAACTTGCTAAAGGATTAGAGGTAGAGAAAGAACACTTTTCTGACTTTAAAGAGCGTACAAGAGTTGCTAAAGACCATTTAGTTGAAAACCCTGATTACTATACAATTCTTGAAAAAGCAGGGTTAAAATATGGTGGTAGATTTGACAACGGAGGGTCGATTAGTAAAGAAAACGAATTTGCTTTTAATAATAAATCTAATAGATTAAAAAGTTTTTACAAAACAAATAATCCCTCAATAGATAAATTACTTATTGAGGCACAACCATTTATTGCTGAATTAATTGAAAAGCAAAAAGAACTTGTTTTAAAAGAAACTTTAGAAATTACAGGTGTTGCTACACCTATGTCTGAATTTGCTATTGAACAATATGAGATTGGTCTTATTTTTAAAATGGTTCAATCTTTTAATAAATATCTAAAAACAACAGATATTTTAACTGATGTTACAATAAAAAATGTTGGTTTATTTGAGATTTCTGCTATTGTAATAAGAGATGATAAAAAGTATAGTTTTATAACTGAACTTATACCTGCGGGTGGTTACAATATTCAAGAGTTCCACTATCGTTATATTACCAAAACTAATTTACCTGAAAGCAGAGAAAATTCAGCAATAGATAATTTAAAGTCAAAATTAAGTGTTTTTAAAAAAATACAAACAATTGACATAGATATAAACAGATATAAAAAAAGTATAACTGCATTAGAGCAACAAATTAAAGATGGTGGTTTTCAAGACGACTATACAAACTATTTTTACAAATTTTCTAATGAAAATATTGAAATGTCTAAAAGAGAAATAATTTCTAAAAATAAAGAAATACAAAAATTAGAAGCGAAAAAAAATGATTTAGAATCTGTTTTTATGTCTTTAGAAAAAAAAGGAGTTGGTGTTAATTTTGGAAAAGAAGTTAAAGAATCAATAGGAAGAAAACTTCTTATTGATAGACTTAATGCAAGTAAATATAAAGAAACAAGTAATTCTTTGGAGTTTAAAATACCAACACGCTTAATTCAAGGAGAAAAGATAAACGAAAACACTTATAATATTTTAGGAGAAGTAAATACTTTTACTTTTACTGATGAGGGCAATGGATTATGTTCTATAAAAGCGGGGTTAGAATTAAGAGGTAAATATACTTTGTATGCTGAATTTAATAATGTTCCTTTAAGTGATATTCGTATAAAAATCAACGAAATATTTAGAGGTGAGTTTGAAAAGTATTTAAAAGACGGCGGACATATTCAAAGTCAAAAATTAGTTAGAAAATCTAAAAAAGAAGATATATCTTCAAGAGATTTAGACGAATATAATGACGTTTTAGATGTACAGGCTGATGAGGTAGTAGGCGGAGATAGTGGATTGGCTTTTGCTGATGGCGGAATAACACCTATTGACGCAAATATAGAGGGCGATTCAGTTGATATTGTTGAAAGTGATTTCGCTAAAGGGGGAGTAGTTTACGATACTACAAAGCCAAAAATTGAAAAATTAACTATTACAAGAACAGGTGCTTCAAACGGAAGCAACAGAGCAAGTGTGATTGGAAGATATGCTTCAACCGTTTCGGAATTACAACAAATAGTTTTTGACTATATTGGAATATCTCCTAAACAACAATATGATTATATCGTTTTTAGAGTTAACGATAATACAAGAGGTAACTATTACATTGAATTAAATAAAGGCAAAAAAAATACAGTAAAAAACGTCAATCCTGAAACTCTTAATTCTTTGAATTTCAGAAGAGTTATAGATGCTAAAACTTATTTAGTTAAAAACTATGATTGGACTGACTTTTTTGAATTAGGTTCTCAAACGGCTACTACAACAGATAATTATGTTAAAAAAATACAAGTTGCTTATGAGAGTAAAACAAAATATCCACCAAAAGGGATTTCAAATCAAATAAACACACTTGATTTATATGGTTTTTTAAGAGGTTTAAGTAATGGAAATTATAAAAACATAAAAATACAACCAATTGGAAAAGATAATTATGGATATGGATTTTCGCCCTTAAATATTACAACTCAAAATTGGGAAAAAATTCTATTTAGTTACCCTGAAGAAATGGCTCTAAAGGAAATAAATAGAATTTTGTACGGACTTTATCCTCAATTAAATTTTGATGATTTCGTTAAATCAAATAGTAATTCAACTAATTCAACACCTGCTTCAACTTCGGCTCAATCACAATACCCTGAATATTACGAATATGTAGGTAATACTGTTAATAGTTTTACTAAAGGCAAAATTTATAAAATAAATTATCCTAATGACCTTGAAGCAGAGGGTAATTTTATTGATAATAATGGTTATACAGATGGTTTTAGTGGAAGTAATTATGAAAAATTTAAACCATCAACCAAAGAAGCGTTTTTATTGCAACAAAACTTTACTTCTTCAAACAATTCAAGTTCAGCAGAACCTAAAATTGTAGATGCCGTTAACGTAGAATTTATTTATCCTAATGGAAGAATAGAAACAAGTACTACAATAAATATTTCAAATCTTAAAAATGCTTTGGCTAATTTTTGGAATATCGTAGATAAAAAATCTTGGGAAGTTCGTATTACACCTTTTGAAAATCAGTTTACCCCATTTGCGGTAAAGGAATTAATTATAGGAAGTAATTATGGAGAGTATAATCCTGAAACGGTTTTTGATAACGAACTTGGTAGAAAATTAAAAGCACTTTATCCTGATTTAGATTGGTCTTATTTTTTAAAAGAAAAAACAACTACCTCAACAAATGCTTTAAATTCGGCTCAAAAATTTGATTTTACTGATACTAAAATAGATGTTGAGGACAATCCTGATTTATCATTAAGGGTTCAGAAAAAAGCATTTGAAGAGGGTTGGGAATGGGAAAATGGCGGAGGCAAAACTCTTGATTACGATGATTTTAATTATTTGTATTTTACAAAGACAAGTGTTTCTTATGGTAATACAACAAGTAGTTTTCTAAAAAGCCCTAAAAGAAAAATAACAGAAGAGGAAATATTTGGAAGTCAAGCACCTGCTACTGCAACTGCAAATCAAGGTTCTAATTTAGCACCTTATGAAGCAACACAAGTTATGCTTGAATGGAGAAATAATTCAGGAATACTTGTTTATAAAAATTTTTTTACTAAAGACTTTGTTAAATATGGGCTTTCTTTTAGTAACGAAAAATCAGGACAAGAATTTATTGATGAATTAAAAAACATAGAAAAACAAAGAAATGGTAAAGACGTTGAATTAACGATAAGAGCGTATGCTCAAGATAATAACGGAAATGAGTTTGAGAAAAACGATTATTTTAATATTGGGGATTCGTATTTTAAACCAAGTACAAGAACAAACGAAGAAATAAAGTCGATTGTCGAAGAGTGGATTGATGGAATTAATTTTGACAAGTTTTTTGAAGAAGAAACTACTATTCAATACAAACCTATCGACTTATCTCAAACTAAAATTTGGTTTGGAAATGATGTACTTGTAAGCAAACAGATTCAGGAAAGAGCGTTTGAACTTGGTTGGTCTTGGAAGACATTTACATCGCCTACAAGTCCAAATTATGTAAATGAACCTGCTCTTTACTTTGGTAGTGATAAAGATATAACTTACGGAGATGACAGACAGTTATTTGATAGTAATAAGGAATTTAGAGAAATTACTTTTAAAGATTTATTTGAAAAATTAAGTGTTACTTCAAGTGTACAAACGCCTACTTTAAGTGGTTCTTTAGGTACTGTTAAAGAAATAAGTGATTTTAAAGAAGCAATTGATGTTTTAGAGGGAATTGCATCTCAAGTGTCTAAAAAATATAATACGGAAAACTACGAAGAAAGTTTAAAGTTGTTAAACGAAGTAAAAGATGATTATTCTACGGCTTTAAGTTTAACTCCTGAAAGTGCCTTTATGTATGAGCGTATTGAAATGATAAAGAAAATAACCGAAATCCAAAAAGAAATAAGAAGAATTACTGAATTGAAAAATGGTGGTGCTTTTTATATCTTGTCTAAAGTAATTGAGAGATTGGAAAAAGGGGAAAATTGGAAAGAACTTGGAATAGGAGAAATAATGGTTAATGAAGTTCCTGAACAAGAAATAGACACAGTAATTTATACTGAAAAGTTTAAAAATTGGTTTGGGGATTGGGAAAAAGCGTTAGTTACAAAAGAGTATGATTACGTTAGTAAAGCATTAACTGAAAGCGGAAAACCTTGTGTAATGTATCACGGAGCAAAACGTATTAAATATTCATACAGACAAGTAAGTAACGGTGTGCTATATTTGGCTGAAAACAAAAGTTATGCTGAATGGTTTAGTGCAAATAATAGTCCTTATCAGAAACAAGGGGATTACTTAACTCAATGTTTTGTTGATTTAAAAAATCCAATTGATTTAACTCCTTTCGGAGTTGATGAAGTTGATTTAAGAGATGTTATACAATATATTGACGCTTTATATCCACTTGCTAAAATATACGATGTTTTAGACTCTCATATTTCTCTTGAAATTATGAGTAATAATTTAATTGGTATTAATGTAAGGGCTTGGAATATAATTAGGCAATATCCTAAATTAAATACTCATATTAGAGAAAATACAAATTATGATGGTTTTATCTATTACGAAAATAATCCGTCTGATAAAATATTTAATGAACAAACAGGTCAATTAGAAGACAGAATTACAAAAGCAACCGCCGTATTTAATTCAAACCAAGTTAAATTGGTAGATGCAATATTGTTTGACGGTTCGTTAGATGATTGGAGATTTGAAAAAGGAGGAAAAGTAAATAATTAAAAAAATGGAACAAGAAAAACAATTATTAGCGAGTTTATTAAGTTATAACGAAATTCCTTTTGGAGATTACAAAAATTATGTAACTACCGAAAGAGCAGTTGATTTATTTGTTCAAGGAACTCCTAAAAGCGAAATAGACAAAATGTTTGTTTCGGCAGGTTTACCCGTACCAAAAGACGAATATGAAGCCTCAAGGATATTTCAAAAAATATACAATAATATTTCTAATGTAGAAGAAACTTCTTATTCAGGAACTTATAAACAAGAAAAAGAAGAACAGGAATTAGAAAACATATTAAATTCTTTACAAGATAACGAACAACAAACAGAATCAGGTGGAGATGAGGATATGCAAATGCCAAGTAGCAATTCAAATCTTGAAAACCTTTTAAATCAAATTGCAAATAATTTGGCTTCGGGTCAAGGTCAGGGTCAAGGACAAGGTCAAGGTCAAGGTCAGGGTCAAGGTCAGGGTCAAGGTCAGGGTCAAGGTCAAGGACAAGGTCAAGGTCAGGGTCAGGGTCAGGGTCAAGGTCAGGGTCAAGGTCAAGGTCAGGGTCAAGGTCAAGGTCAAGGACAAGGCGAGGGTCAGGGACAAGGACAAGGTCAAGGACAAGGTCAGGGTCAAGGTCAAGGTCAAGGTCAAGGACAAGGTCAAGGTCAAGGACAAGGTCAAGGCGAGGGTCAAGGCGAGGGTCAAGGCGAGGGTCAAGGCGAGGGTCAAGGCGAGGGTCAAGGGCAGGAAGAAAAAGAGCAGGAAAAACGTGAAAACGATTTGGAAAGAGAAATAAAGTTATGTGAAGAGGGAATTGCGAGTAGAAACGTTATTTTGGAAGCAACGGAGAAAAAGAAGAAAAAAGATAATGCTGATTTATTTTTAATTGATGATTTTAATAAGCAAATTACGGATTTGAAAAATCAAATTTATGTAATGATGGGTGCTTTAAACAATAACGAAGTATTAAAAGTTGACCAACAAACACAATACGAATTACCTTTAAATATGTTTTCAAATATCAATGAGCAATTAAAAGATTTGAAACTTGAAATTGCAAAAAAATCTAACGATATAGAAAAGCCATATTTGAATGAAGTGGAAGACAAAAAAAGACGTAACAAGTTGATTTTTGAATATGTGTTAACTAACTTAAAATATTATACTTACCAAAAATTAAAAAACGAAAATAAATTGTTAGATTTGTATCTTACAAAAAAAGATTTAAAAGACGTTATAATAAAGTTTGGTAGAAACGATTCAGTCGATAAAGTCATATTAAATGTTAATGTGGCGGGTGCAGATGAATTAATTATTGATAACGAAACAAGTATAGATACATTAGTTTATCAGTTAAATACAATTGAAAAAAACGTAGAAACTCTAAATAAGCAAAAAAATATAGACCTTATTTTTACTGAAATGAAAAAAGAATTACTAAATAAATTTATTATATAATGGAAGATAATACTAAAGAAATAGAGAAGTGGGAAAGAATAATAAACAACTTTCCTGCTGATTCAATTACCGCTAAAACTGCTCAAGAAAAGTTGGCGCAAATAAAACAACGTAAAAAAGTTGACGTTGATAAAGATTTTTCAGGAGTTGTTACTTCTATCAATTCTTTAATAGATAAAGTTTACAATAGCAACGCAAGTTTGTCGAATAGAGAAATTGACAACGCTATTAATGAGAGGTTAAAGAAATTAAAAATTAAAGAATCTAACCTTTCTCCTGAACTTCAAAAGTTAATTGGGGAAACTAAAACAATTGAGGTAAAAGTCAATAATGTGAAAACATTTAGTGGTAAAACAGGCGAAGACCGAAGATTGATTGACGTTTTATTATCTGATTACGAAGCCCAAAATAACGTATATTTATACGGGGAAGCAGGAACGGGTAAAACTTTTATTGCAGGTATCATTGCTAAAAGAATAAATTATAAGTTGATTACCTTAAACTGTAATCAATATACATCTCCATTAGATATTTTAGGGGGTCAAACTATTGACGGTTATCAAGAGGGTAGATTAACAGAGGCGTGGGGTAATATTGATTTAGGATTAAATGCTAAAAATCAACCTTACGATGGTGCTTTACTACTTTTAGACGAGTTACCTAAAATTGACCCAAATACCGCAGGTTTGTTAAATGATGGTTTAGCAAAAATAAAAGATGCGATTGATGTTGTTGAATTGGCTAACGGAACTAAAATAGAAGTTCAGCCAACTATTTCAAACGGTAAAGGACAAAGAATTTCAAGAGCAAATATTTTTATAATTGCCACAGGTAACTCTTTGTTGAACGAGGCAAATAAAGACTACGAAGCAAACTTTAAACAAGATTTATCTTTACAAGACCGTTTCGCAGGAAGTTGTTATAGAATTACATATAATTACAAATTTGAGTACGAAAAAATAATGACTAACATATCTTCAGAAAGTTTCCCTGACGGAACTATTATTGATATGACATTTGCATTTAACTTCTTGGCTCAATTGCGTATGAAAATTGTAGAGAAGAAATTGACAGGTATTGCTTTCGTTTCAACTCGTTTAATGATTGTTGCAAGAGATACTTTTATTGCTTTTCTTGTTAATAGAGAACAAACACCAAACAGGATTCCAAGACCTAAAAAATTAAGCGAAGTTGTAAAATCATTCTTAACGTTGTTTTCAGAACAACAAAAAGAAATGTTAGAGCAAGAATTATCGGCTGAATTTAAAGAGTTTTATGATAAATGCGACATTAAAGATGTAACGCCTTTAGAACAGTTAAATATGCCTACTGAACAAGAAACGGTTACGGCGACAACGATAATAGAAGTAGCAGAAAAAAGTTATGCTAAAAATAGCGCAATTCCTTTATAAGATATGATAAACGCACGTCTTGCAAGAAAATTAGAATTTTACTTTTATAACTCTCAAAGGGATTTATTAAAAGAGGTTGAGGATTATTGGTTAAATAACCCGTCAGAGGTTAATTCAATCAATAGATATTCTACCTCTGATAATAATATTAGAAATAACCCAAGTTTTTACGGATATGACCCAAATAGTTCAAAAAGTCTTGAAGAGCAATTTTCTTATGATGAAATAAAAATATTTAGTGATTTACCACTATTGCAAGATGCTTTAAATAGTTTTTCAGACATTAGAAAAAACTTGGATTTGGGTGGCGATTTTGATTCGGCAAGAATGAAATTTACCTCTTTACCAAAAGGAGTTTTTAATTTCGGTGTCGCTTCAAAAGGATTATATAGAAAAGTTGAATATTATGACGAAACTAATCAAGTTGTAGTCGATAGTAATCTTGTTTTGCAAAGTGAAATAAACAATGCCCCTTATTATAATTTTAAAGGGGATAGAGTTTATTTGAGAAAGCAACAAGAGGGAACTTCTTTAATCGAAAAACATTGCAAAGATGTAAAAGTTAAATATTCTGATGTAAATCAATTGCATTTACCTTTTAAAGACGATAAAATTTATAACGGTTGTGGATTTGAAGTAGATAAAGAAAAAGGGATTTTTGCAAAATTAAAGTATGCTACCACTACCAAAAAAGTCTATATGTATAGAGAAAAACTTGGTGGGGGTATTTCGCCTTTTGTTGATTTATATATAGTAACGGGAGGTCTTGCAGGTATAAACACAGAAAATATGTTGGCTAAAAATTTGCCTACATTTATAGTTGCTGATATTTTAGAAAAAGCAGGTGTTAAAGTAAGAATTTACGGTGTAAGGGGATATGATACTTCAGAAAATAAATTAGTTTTCTTGCCTTATGCTTTGAAAGAGTACGGAGAAACACTTGATTTTGGAAATCTTGCTTCTTTTACTTCAGACATACGTTTTTTCAGAGTAAATCTTTGGCGTAGTTTGGCTACTGTTAGAAGAATGGCTGAAAAGGCTAAAAACCCAAATAGTACAGATTATCCTTATGGATATGGCGATACCTTATATGGTTTTAAAAACGGTCAGCGTGATGATTTATATGATGCTTTTCAAATGTATAAAAATTGGGTTTTTAATCAAAAAGGCTCTGTAAAAAATACAACAAAAATAAATGACAAAGGATTGATGATTCTTGGCGGATTGAGAGATTTGGATAGTAGTGATAGGTTAACAGGCGTAAATAAAGCACAGACTTTTCAAAAAATTAAAGAAGAGGTTTATAGAATTTTAGATTACGTTGGAATGTTATTAACAAACAACCCATCTAAATTCATACAAAACATTTACATTAGAGAAAAAGACGACCCAAAATATACTAATCCTAAACAGGAAATTACAAAGTATTTATCAGGTCTAATTCGTGATAATCTACAAAAAGTTCCAAATTTGGGCGACCCTAAATTAAAGGTTTACGAAACGCCTACTGATGAGGCTTTAAGAATTGAGGAAAGAACAAACGATTTGATAAAAGCAATCGAAAAAACATTAAGGTAAGATGATAGCAGAAGTAACAAAACGAAAAAAATATTACCAAGATTTTGGTAAAAATAAAAACGTATCTTTGAGCAAAGTAGAAGTATTAAAACACTCTGAAATTCCAAATACTTTTTTTATTCACGTTAATTACCATATTGGGGAGGGCGGAATTTATAAAGAAACAGACATACTCGAAACATACGTTCCTGAACAGGGTTGGCAAAATTTACAAAATGGAATGACACAGTTAGAGTATGGTGCTTTTTTAGGCGACTTAAAGCCAACTGAAATTTAATTAAAAAAAGGTTAGAAATGGAATTAATAATGGATTATAAAGAGGGTGGATTAATATTTGATAGGTCAGGTAATATGTACTTGGTTTCATTTAAGACCCTTTACAACTTGGTTTTGATACAGTTTCAAAGTGCAATTACAACTGATAAACCATATTCTGAATGGCAAAATAATTTACCTGTATTTTCTTGGAAAAATTATAATTTAACTAATAGAGATGACATTAACGACCTTAATGCAAAATTTGACGGTTCGGATATGGTAACAAACGCACCATACAAAAAAGTGTACGGTGTTGAGATTGGCTCTGTTATTGAGTTTGATTACAAGCCAATGATGTTAGTAGGAAAAACAGACAGAAAGATTTTAAGTTTTAATTTAGAAAGACCTGTATTGTTTGATTTTAATAAAGCAAAAGAAAAAT